CACACACTTTGGAAGATTTGATATAGGGAATATCTCACTCTTAGATTCACCTATTTACATGGATGTGTTTCAATTGTATTTGATGACACAATATCCCATGAAAGTCAATAATATTATTTCACATGAAAAGCTATTGTTACTATTTAGTGACTATGCTTCATTTAGAATGTTTAATATTAGAGGATCCACTAAAGAAATGTTATATATGTGGATAAGTACATCGTTAAGTAATTCATGGATTTGTCCAATTACGAAATGTTTTGCTAATAACAAAAATAAAGATCCAATGAACAAATTCGATGCCATCGAGTTGATACACCTCGCTTATATGTTATTCACATTACTAGCTAAGTTTAATCTTACAGTTAGTATGGGTGAAATGGCAACATACCTACATCAATTCATACATAGAATTAGAAATCGATGGTCCACTACAAAAAGTGGAACCAAAATTGATTTTGGTGTGGTTGAAATGAGGAATGGTATAATTCATGGTAAAGAATATATTAGAGAAAGTGACGTAGCAAGACTAGGCATTGATGGTATTTATGATACCATTGGTGATCGTATGTTGGAAGATAAAACTATTGAATTAGATGAAAGTAATGACATTGAAGTGGAAGATCCAGATGTCAAAATTATTGCTGAAAAAGCAAAAACAGCGAAAGTAACACTACAATCCAATAGAATAACACCACCATTTTATAAAATGATGTGGTTTGTGTTTCTATCATGGTTGTGCCCAGTACGAGCTGATACAGGTTATGGTGTAAACACATTCGCATGGAATTCAATTTTATTGAATTTAATGCTTGTGTTTATGGCTGCTTGTATAGTCTTGTATTGTATGGGCTTTGTTTACAATTTCAAAAATTCGATCTCAATTCCACTTGACAGTGGTGAAATAGTTAATGTTAGGTTTAAATCGTTTAATCCATGGGTCATATCAGTCGTAGTGGCTGGACTTGTGGTTGTTTATCTAACACGTAAAAACGTTGTAGATGGTGTTTACACCACAGAAGCGGCACGAACAAAAGCTAAGCACAGGGCAAAGTCAGCTAGAAAACTAGTATGTTTCTTTGTTATAGGAGGGTTAACACTCATGGAGCATAAAGACTTATTGGCTATTATACAACATATAGCAACGCTATATAGAACGGCTGAAACACTTGATAAAGGTTTTTCAGATGTGTTAGATATAGTTGAGAGTCTTGCTGGTGAGGAGAGTAAACCACAAACTAGAACTAAGAAAAAAGACGATGAGCATGAAGATGCTGTGCAAGATGCAGACGCTGCTGATGCTCCGATTTTACCCGGACCTAAATTCGTTAAAGGAGCTGATCTACCACAATTAGACGATGATGAAGACGACAAACCAAAAAAGGAAACTAATATATGTAGACGTGTATGGAGATATATTAAATATACTCCTAATGGCGAATACATTGTTGCTGAAGGTAATGCCATCAAAGACAATTTGAAAGGCAAAAAGAATAGATTCATATCAATGGATAAAATTAAACATTACTTAGGCATCAAATGGATTGCTAGAAAAATACATAACTTTAGTTTTTGGTTTATCTTTGAATCAATTAAAGCTAACATTATTTTAGGTTGGTCTTTTGTCATACGCTTTTCAATTGAGCATAAAGCAAAATTATTCTTGGTGACTTTAGTTGCTAGTTTGATAATACTGTATCATGAGAGAAATCGATTCTTCTCAAAAGAAGAGGAAGATAATTCGAATGTTATTGAAGGAAAGAAACCCAAACCTACCAAAAAGAAACGTATTAGAGTATGGTTTAACAAGAAAACCGGTAGATACTACAAATATGATGAAGATAACGGTAAGTTTGATGAATTTGACTTTTCTGTGGATGACAATGATTATGATATAGATAGCGACTTGACTCATTTTGATGATCCATTTGGACAAGCATATGATGAAGGTAATATATCGATCGGTATACGTTCTAGACTTGATAAACCAGGTCAAGACAATTACATGAAAGATATAACAAAATCAAAAATGGAACATTTGCGTGCTGATCACCCAATAATAAAAGCACCACGCTTTCATTACATTGAAAACAAACATAGTAATGGTGTGTGTGATTACACGACAGGTTTTCCTATTGCCAATTGTTTATTGGTATCACGACATGGTGTTAATGGCTCAGGTCAAATAACATCAATCACCTCAAACAAAGCCAAACTACAAAAGAAATGTATTAGATCACCGATTATGGATATTGTAGCAATTAGGGTTCCTAATCCTACAATATACAATACTGATCAACATTTTAGAAAACCAGAAGTTGGAGAGCAAGCAATGCTGTTTTGGATTGATAATACTGGTGTCCAGTTTTCAGCTGGGCAAATAAAAGAATTTTCAACAGTGGGAACAGATGAGTGTCCTATATTAGTATGCTCTTTTACTGGTAGTAGTAAAGATGGTGCGTGTGGTGGTGTTTATGTTGCGGTTAGTGATGGTTCAATAATTGGATTTCACGGCTTAGGTAGCAACCATGCTACAGCTGATGTCAAATTTTATCCTGTCAACTCTGATTTTAATAATTGGGTTAGACAAATAGCACAAGATTTTTCTAGTGCTTATGATTTGGAATCTGATGTCATGACTTATGAACGTTATGATAATTTAGTTAATTGTCAACCTTCAGCTACAACTAAAAAGAAAGTGTTACATGGTTTCAATGTTACTGAAAAAGTTACTGTGGAGCCAGCTATAACACCAACTGAAGCAACACCAGTCGATAAGACTCAAAAGAGAAAGAAAGGTAAGTCAGCAGAGAAGGAAGTTACAACATCTGTTACTAAACAGACTGGTATGACTATAGCACAGATCAAATCTGATCCTGCTTTATTGTGCAAAACCGAAGTTAAGTTTGGACAATGTCAAAATCCTTATTGTATGTTTACACATAATGAAAAGGATAGAAAAATTTTAACCGAGGATCAATGGCAGAAAGTAAAATTTGAGCAAGCTAAAGCAAAACGTGCTACCATCAAAACTGGCAAGCAAGTTAAACCAAAGAAATTAAATTTCTCTGAGATGGCTATTACCGAAATGAAACAAGTTTTAATGGACATCAAACAGGAGCTGACTACACCTAAAGTTGTTGATACATCTAAAGATGAGGTTAGCGAAAGTTCAAAAAACTTGTAACGTGTTGGAATGCAGGTCAATTCCTACACGATTACTCTAATGAGTTTATAAGACCTAGAGAGCAACAAAGCACTATTGAGTGTGCACTTCCTTGTATTGGTAGATTATATAGACCATATAAGACGAAGCACCCAAACTATGATGATAAATTTGTTATAGAGTACCTTCACAGTATAGGTGAAGAAGATACATATCATAGTTATGCTGTTGTTCCTAGAAACACGGTTTTATCTAGAAAAGCATTATCTAGATATAATCAAGTACCACGGCCTCTTGGAGGTGAAGTATTACAGGTGTATGCAAAAGCTAGTATGCACTTAAGAAATGAATTTTCTTGTATGACTGGTTCAAAGTTAATGAGCTATGATGCTGTTTTAGATCAACTAGACAGTTCTAAGTCACCAGGATATCCCTGGACTCTTAAATATAGAAAAAAGTTCGATTACTGGTTGTCACCTGATGCCTTGTTTTTTGATAAATATTATGTTGCCTTAGGCACTGATAATTCAATAAACACTGTTGCATCGGTAACAATCAAGGAGGAACTTAGAGAGGTCAAGAAAATAGAAGATAACAATGTTAGAACCATTGCTAGTGTCGACGTTAACCATTTAGTCGCGCATAGTATACTTATGATGGACCAGAATGAAAAATTGTTGCAAAACAATTTAAAGTGTAGTTCAGCATTAGGACTTAGTCTAATGTATGGTGGAGCTCACAAGCTCTTTGAGTATCTAACCCCTTGGGGCGATATTAAAAACATCATGAGTATTGATGGAAAGAAGTACGATAGTAAATTCAATGTACAGTCAGCTGAGTTAATATATAATTTCCGGTATGATTGTCTATCTACAGAGTTTAAAAATGAAGTGACTCGAAAGCGTTTTGAAAATATTCAAAAGCAGATCTGGACAGCCCCACTCGTAGATATAGACGGTCATATTTATGATAAAGAGACAGGAAATTTAAGTGGCCAAGGTGCCACCACTCCCGATAACATCCTCAAGAATTGGTTGGACTTTTTCTTTATTTGGTTGATAGTTGCACCAGAGAAATGGCGTAATTATGAATCATTTAAACAATTTGTTCGATGTGCATTCGTTGGAGATGATGCTATCATAGCAGTGCATCCTAATTGTCAGGGCTTTTACAATCCAGCTTCCATCACTAAAGTATCTGATATGATCAATATGACCTATGAATTCGAGTCTCAAGAATTCGAACATTTTAAAGATTGTTCATTTGTAGGCCACAAATTCATATTGACTAAGATACCAAAAACAGAATTCAAAATGTACCTTCCTCATATTGATTGCGTCAAAATGAGGACTAGTTTTGTGAGGTACAACACCACACGCACATTGTACGCATCTATAATAAGATGTAACGGGCTTAGAATGGAAACATTCGCCTGTGACTCATGTCGCGTATGGTTTAATAACGCATACATATTTCTACGAGATAAGCTGCCAGTACCACATACTGCTGCAGCAAAACAAGCACTATCCACATACTTCACAGATGATCAATTGTGGGAAATCTATTCTAATGTAACACTGGCAGATATATATTGCAGAGAGCAGGAGATCCCTGCCAATAAAATTAGATACTACCCACAACGACAATCAATAAATAGTGTGATAATGCCAACAGAGAAAAAGAAACGTAGACAACGCAAAAAGAAACCAGCTATAAAACTAACCAAGGAAGAGATTGCTAATATCAAGAAGCAAATAGGCTTTAAGAAAATCAATTTTTCTGGCGTTAGCGGTGCTGGTACACGAGTCAAAGGTAGAGGTGATTATACATTATCTGATATCGGCAAATCAATTACAAAACCGTTCCTGGACGACACTAAGTCCGTTGGAACAGTCAATAAAATTGCGAGATCAGTTGGTAGAATTGTTGGTGGTACTGTATTGCCTGGTATGGGCAATGAAATTGGTAACGCGGCATCATGGCTTAGTCGTGCATTTGGTTTTGGAGATTACAAAATAAAGGCAAACTCCTTAATGACACAAAACATTGCACAGTTCAAAGCACATGGTACAATCGAGTTTTCACATAGGGAATTCGTTTCAGATATCAATATGACCACAAACTTTCAAAACAGCACTTATATTATAAATGCTGGTAACTCTACATTATTTCCATGGCTATCAACGATAGCTAAAAATTTCGAACAATATGAGTTCATGGGACTGATCTTTGAGTTTAAATCAACCTCAGCATCAGCAATAGGGAACACAACCACCGGTCTTGGTACTATCATTATGGCAACAGACTATGATGTGTTAGATTCACCATACGCAGATAAACGGGCTATGGAAGTTGCAGAATTTGCAACATCCGGTCCTCCGTGTGTCAATCAAATACATCCTATAGAATGTGATCCTAGACAAAATATAATGAGTAAATTATATATCAAGCCTGGTAACACATATGCTGCACCAGTAGGTTTAGCACCTGCAGATGACTGGAGATTTTCTACCATGGGAAATTTTCAATTAGCAACAACATCTGCACAAGCAGCCTGCTCCGGTGTGGGAGAATTATGGGTTTCCTACCATGTCAAATTATACAAACCGCAACTTGAGGGTTCTAGTTCTGGAGCCATTACCAAGATTCATGCGGGTCTATCAGTAGCAATAGGTGGTTCACCAACACTTAGTTTTGTTGAGTCGAATAACTCAGGTGCTTTTACAGTTTCGTTAGCTTCTGGTAGATTAAGAATTGCTGCACGTACTGATTCAGCTACAGGAACATATTTAGTCACTATGGGAGTTGTGGGGTCTATATCAGATCCAACGATGACCATAACTGGCACACCATACTTTCTGTCTGACAATACCAGCTGTATATTACCATATTATGCATATAGCTTTTCAGGAAGCAAAAACCAGAGTGGTGCATCATTTACAAATTTTGCATCCACAAAAGCAAATTCAGTTGCGGGTATTAGTTGTAACCCTGCCTGTCAATCATATATCATTCAATTTTTGAATGCGACAGGTAGTTGTACACTACCAATACCATATTCAGCAGCTAATAATTGTTATGTAGATGTGTATATGGCACCTTACGCTTTAGATTTAGCAGTACCTGACCCAACCACAGCTAGACTTAGTAAAGATGAGATTGAAATCTCAGAGTTGAGAAAAGAATTTGAATTATTGAAAATGTCGATTACTCCAACTCCTAAGCCTGAAGAGGTTGTAGATTGTGAGAGTGATGTGTGTGAAGATGAATACAAACGTATACGTTATGTAAGATCTAACACTAAGCTCAAACAATAATTAAGAAAACAAATAGAATTTTCAGTTGTACAATAAAGTAGCAACGTATTATAGGTTAATGACCGTTTGTACAACTGTTTTAACCTTACGCTTAACATTTAGGTGAGTGTGGGGCCTGTCTTCGCTAATCAGTAGTTACATGGTGGTAATTATTGAGAGGTAGATGCAAGTTATTGGATTATGGCATTGGTCACTGAGTGGCTAGGGGGACAGCACATTCACTAAAGATGTGGAGTGTAGGAAGTTTGTTATAGCAACGACG